CTTTGGTGTAACTTTTGGTAGGTGCTCAAGAGCAGCTTTAAGGTGATGAACAAGACCAGGAGCATGACCATGATTCTTTTCGATGTCTGCTGGAGTGTGATTAATCTTTGGGTCTTTATTGAACGCAGACTTTGTAGCTACAAAGAACTTTCCGTTCTTAGGATGGTGTCCAAAAACAACAGCTGGAGAACCATCATATTTTGTAGTGAGGTTACTGTTATTAGAACCAGACTTCATATGCTCATGAGCATGAGTCAATGCGCCATGGGCATGTTCGAAACCCTCATGACCATGGAACAGTGGACGATCCTCTGGATGAGTAATATGTTTAAGTTTAGAGCCTTCTTCGGCTTCTTCCTTCAGGAATGTCTGGAACGATTTCATTGGATACCCTCTTATTCTTATATTTATATTATACCTGATTTGCAAATATATGTCAAGTAATAACCCTACGACTGGTAGGGTTATCCATTCTCTAAAATAACATACATACTAGCGTCTGCAACCAGTTTTTTAGAAGAATAATAACAGTAAGTCATTAATTCTTTAAATTCTTTTGGCGTTTTTGGAGCGACCATTAAAGCATACATATATGAAATTAGATTAGCGAATCTATCTTTGGTCAATTTATTACCACTGTTAAATGCCTTTTCTGCTGCCTTAAAATCTGTCAAAGTATTCGAGAATCTTCCATATCTCTCGATAATCTTTTTAAGTTCTTTTTTGGCTGTATCATAATCAGTCTTGGCGACTTCTTTACTTCCACGAACAGTATAAGAATACTTAGCCACCATATGAGCAGGAAAAGTTGAAGCATCAATAGCACCAAGTTGATAACCAGCACCGACAAATCTACCCTCCATTGAAACATTCAATGTGGTTGCCGATGCCTTAAATCCTGCTCGGATAGCAAAACCTGATTTTGTTTGTAGAATGAAATTATTAAATGTGTCGGACAAGTCTACCTTCTCAAAAGAAACATCATATTCCAATGGTTGGGATAGCATAGTATTTACATCAATAACAGAGAACTTTGCTTTCTCAGTTGTAACTTGTTTCAGAGAAACTGGATACACCATTCCCTTTTTATATGCTGCAGCGATTGCGTCATTCAGTTCGCCAATTGTTGTAGCATCATAAAACTTCTTCATATCAAAAGTTTTCTTTATAATCCAGACATCGGCTGGATTCCAGTTATCATTTGCCTTCTTAGATAACTTGCGACCTACCTCATACAACTTCGCAGTTATATTTTCTGCCTGTCTTTCGTAGGAGAACCCAGTTCCCTTTACCTTTGGCTTTAATACCTTTGCTTGTTTCAAGGCAGACTCATAGTAGGTATGGTCGTATAATTTCTTATCAGAAACACTAAGTTTTCCAATAAGAACATCTTCTTTTGGATATACACCCTTTTCAATAACAGACTCAAACATCCACATACTGATCTTTTCTTTAATCTCAGTTAGCTGTCTTGTGTCTGCCTTTGCGTTTGCAGTGAAGTGATTAAAAAGATTGTTAATTGCTGAAGCAGAACCACTGAATAAAACAGTCTTGTTCTTGTCATCTTTCAGGAACAGTTTATCTGTGCCTGTTGTTGTGACGATAATTTGTTTATCAGGTTTGGTTTTACTTTTGGTAATGGAGAAAACTGATTCGCTAAGTTTGTAACCAGCTTTAGTTAGTTGACCAACAAGAGCAGCAGCTTTAATTTGAGTGCTGTCTCTAAGAACAACTTTGTGTCCTTCTCCGTAGGTGGTACTTCCAACAATAGATGCCATAGTTACTAAATTATGCCTTAATAGCAATATTTAGTCAAGCATGCCAACGATTATATTTTCTTTCCCAGACTAGGATCTTACGGAGTAGGAGAGGGATAACCTCATTGTGGCGATCTGTGCGGAATATTCTTTGAATACCTGACAGATTCTTTGATACCTTATAGGTCTTGGCATGGCGTATTAACTCAGCCACTGAGATTGTTGGACGCTTGTTCTTAAAGTCAAGATATACGCAGTGAGCATATGCCTCAATTTCATCACGACCAGCATGATAATCTCTGGTATTATCTATGCGTTCAATTCCAGTTTTGGCATAGTAAACCTTGCTGGCGCAGTACTCTTCATCCTTGCCGTAGTACTGTTTACAGTGGATAAGTTCATGCATTGCTACTTGAATAACTCTGTACTTGAACCTTGCCCATGTGGCATCAGTGAACTTGTAGTGGTTATAATCTGTTTCTGGACTTGTCCAAATATCTAAATCAGAGCAACCCTTATCAGTCCAGTAACCACCACCAACAGCGATGTTCTTTGTTGGCTTTTCTTCATAGTGCCATACAATGCGAAAACGCCATTTCTTGAAGTAGTTCCTCAAGCCAGTGGCGTCATTTTTGTACTTGTCAAGATCGTTCCAGATTTTGGCTGGAACAAACTTTGCCCTGAATGGGCGATCATCAAAGTTCAGCATGTCAACAAAGTCGAAGTCTAAACTCTGAATGTATCTCATTTTACATCACCCGAATAGTGACTCCAAGTCAACTTCCTGTTTGCTCTCAAAGTGTTCATCGAACATCTCCTGTGCTTTCTGGTGAATCGAAGGATCGTGGTTAGATTTAACGAGTACCTCATTTAGATATCCAGTTGGTTTCTGGTCAGCCAAGTCTATATAGTGCTGGGCGATAACCTTGCGATCAAACTGTTTAATGAGTTCATAATTATTTAGTTGAATTTGACGGTAGTCAGCTTCGGACATGTTACAAAAGTTAGCGATCGCTTGCCCATACTCTTTTGGAGTGGACGACTTTTTAACCATGCAGTAGTTTATTCCTGCTTTGAGGACAACCCCCATGCCTTCTTCGTTGTTGGATACCCCAAAATTAATAGCAATTGGAACAGTGCCAATACGCATAGCATCAATAACAACTCGGTTGAAGTGTTCCCCGAAAGTATTAGACCAACTTGGATCAACCAAAAACTTACTACTGGCAAGTATCTCATCACGCTTTGCTCCTGAAATAAAACCAAGATACTCAAAGTTGCCTGAGTTCTCGGCATTCTCCCAGATACGCTTACCCTCACGATCGGGTGTCACATCTGGATCATAATCTTTAGTCGCGAAATATTCTTCTTTACACTTATCCTTGGACATCATGTATGCTGCTTCAATACCATAACCACCTACTAGGGTTTTTACTGATGGCATGTAGGGAACTGCACGAATCAAATCATCAACACGCTTCCAACGCTTGAATGTTTGGATAGACAACAGTTTGTTCTCACGACCAGCAAAAGGTGGGGTTGCTGGTACACCATCAATATCCTGAGGATTTAAAATTAATGCCCTTGGAACATTCAGGAAATCCGCAGACTCATAAGCAGCAGGGTGTACGCAAGCAACTCCAGCAAAGTGTTTCTCAAAGAGAACAATCCATGGGTATAGTTTCTTCAAGTTAGCATCATGAATAATAGGAATCTGTTTTGCCGTAATCTTTTCAATCATCGGCAACCAGTTCAAGTCTTGCTCTGTGTCTTTGTTTTTGAAGCCAAAGATTGACTCCCAAATAACAATGTCGTGTGTGTTAGCATCGCGAATAAACTGCTCAATTGATTCTTTAACTTTGTAAGAATAGTATGGAGCAATCCAACCATCACCTTGGTGTACTGGATAACCTGAACCAACACCAATCTCATAACCCTCTTTAAGAGTTGTTGGAATCTCAACAGACTTTACTTGCTTGTTTGGTTTAAGATAAGCAAAGGTTACTTCGTGACCAAGTTCTTTCAACCCAGCAAGAAGATGCTCAGCATGATTAATAATACCCCCAAAGTTATTAAAGGTATGCATGACCATCATAATTTTCATCCGAAGAACTCCTCTAGTGTACCAGCATTAGCCAGTGGGTGATATTTAATTAGAGTATCATGACCAAGTTTTTCTTCACAATAGTCATACCATTCTTTAGATTCCCACATACCTTCAGAAACTCCATTCCAAAGTTTCTTCCACAGTTTGTGTTCTTGATTAAGTCTACGGGATTCAACAAACTCATAACGACAGTTCTCATACTGCCATGAACCCAACTCAAGCATCTTCTCACGGAAGTAAACAACCAAAGAGATACGCTCAGAACCTTCGGCACATTCAATCGGAGTGTTACCATGCATTACTTCATGATTATTAATCAATAACAAATCACCTGGACGGACATTAACAGCAACACGATACTCAGGTGCAATCAAATATCCACCAGTGTAGTTACAATCATTTGACAGAGTCAATAAGTTTGAAAGACCAGTGTTCAAATCACCTGCGTCATAGTGAGCAGCAGTTCTGAATGTTTTATTTACCGTAACAGTGGTAAAGGGAGTTTCAGGAACAAGGAATGCTGGATCAACTTTACTTGCTGCTTCCATCTGAGCATTATAACGCTGAGGTAATAATTGTTTAAAACCTGTTGCCAAATGTTGTAGAAATGGATAGGACATTTTAAACTTGTCAAAACTATTGGCAGTATAAGAAGTGGCACGACCATAGGGAATGCGAGGATAACGATCGAACCAACCAGCGATACCCGAATTAACAGCAGTACCATAGGTAGTTAAACTCATCATCTTCATAATTTCTTCACAAGATGCTGCACGCTCAGCACGACTCAAAGGTTTGATAGAATCTAACCATGCCTCAAAGTCAAACTTACCATCACGATAGCGAGAGATAACCCAGACATTATTTTTGCCTGCACCGCCAGCCATTTTCTTGTCAACATCACGAGGATACTTGGCACGAATAGCATCGATAACATCAACTTCATCAAGAGATGCATTACGATTTGCCAACAAGGCAGAAGTCATTTCATCTTGATAGTTGGTTACCCATTCGCGACCTTCATCAGTGGCAACTATACCTTCTTTGATGCCCGATGCGAGACCCCTGTTTTCCGTCCGAGTGGCTGCTTCCCGTAAGCCGATATAAGCCATTTGCTGTTCTTCTTGCGTGAAGAAGTTCTTACGGAATTTGAAGACGATACGGTCTTCACCATAGGTTTCTTCTTCTCCTGGCGGAAGTGGCATATAAACATCACAATCTTCCTCAACCAATATATCATAGTGTCTTTCATCTACGAATTTCCCCAATAAATCTTTGCAGTCATACTTTTGACCTGCTACAATTTTTCTAACCATAACTTTCTCCTAAAACTTAAATCCTTCGAACTCTTCTGCTTTTACACGCTTTCCGAATTCAGACTTGTCAAATACTGGACCATGATCTTCTTGTCCAGAGTCAGATAGATTTTCCTGTGCGCTACTTTCTAAATTATATAACTTCATCTTGGATCTGTCAACCCCAATCACAAACTTCTTAAAGTATGACGGATCCCCATAACGATTCTTCAACTGCTTCACAAGAATCTGATTCAAGTTTTGTAGTTCTTCAGAGGATATTAGAGCAAACATAAAATCCACTGTAGCTGGCAAACCAAATGATTCAGAAGTGTCTGTTAATTCTACATCAGTATTAGCAAAACCTGAGCGAGTCGTTTGGGTAGCTGATAGGATAGGAACAGCATATTCTACTGCCAATCCTCTCAACTCTTCTGCGATGCTCTTAATATATGTATAAGAATTTACATTCGCCCCTTGCTTCATTCTTGAAGAAGAACAGATGTTTAGATAGTCGATGATGACCATATCTGGTGTAAACTTCTTCTTTTGTTTCAACTCTTCAAGCAATGCTTTAAAGTGTCCAGAGTGAGCACCTGCCGTTGGATATTCTTTAACAATCAACTTACCCTGTGTCTTGGTGGAAACTTTACTGAAACGCTTTTGATAAAGTTCTCTGTCGATAATCTTCAACTCATCCATACCAATGTTCATTAAGTTGGCATCGATACGCTCAGCGATTCTTTCCTCAGCCATCTCCATGGTAATGTATAAAACATTCTTACCTTGCATCAATGTGCTAGCAGCCACATGACACATGAACAAAGACTTGCCGACCCCAGTACCAGCCAGTACCACATTAAGGGTCTTCTTTGATAATCCACCTTTAGTGATTTTATTGAACAGGTCAAGATCGAAAGCAATCTTCTCTTCCACCCTATGATAAAAATCATACCTCTCATCAAAATCCTCGATGTAGTCATGACCAACATGGTTATCAAAAGACACGGCAAGAGCATCACTGAGTATAGAAGGAATTGAATCTTTGGAGTGGACTTTATCGCCACCATCAATGATTTTAATTGAGTGTAAAATCGCATTGTAAACTGCCTTATCTCTACAGAATTTTTCTGTTTCACCAAGCAACCAATCTACATTAGTTTCTTTACTTGTGAGTTCATTAATATAAACTTCAAACTCAGGGACTTCCTTGTCGTTTAAATCTTTTCTGTTGCCAACCTCAATCGCCAAGATTTCTGGAGATGCTGGCTTGTTATATTCTACAAAAAACTTAATAAGTTCTTGAGCAATTACTGATTCTTTTCTATCAGTAAAATACTCAGTCTTAAGATGAGGAACTACCTTGCGGCAATATTCTTCATTGTGGATCAAGTTCGATAGGATCGACTTCTCTATTCTCATCAACACCGCCTGTATATACTATATCGTTTTTTATTAAGCCATACTCTAAAAGTTCCATGAGAAAATCGCCTAGTTCTTTCTCAAAGGCAACTTTATCTAGTGACTCTGGTTCTTCTTCATAAATCTTGTAATCAAATTCAATCTTCAATCTGTCGTTGGCTGTATCTTCAACAAAACCAACTCGACCATAAGAGAATATTATACCTGAAAATTCTCCCTCTGTCAACATTAACGCAATAACTCCATTGCGTTCTAATGTTTTATATGGTCTTACCATATCAGTCTTCATTGTCAATCTCTGCAAGTTCTTTTTCAATCTCCTCATCTTTGAGGATTTCTGTTGAACCAACTTGATATTTGTCTTTAACAAATTGAATGAAAGTCTTTTGCATTAGAACAGGCATCCAGAATTCTTTATTGTCTGTATCTTTGATACGATATTTCTTATCTTCTATTTCACCAGATTCCTTGTCCACTTTTGAGTACCAACCATTAGATGGTTTAATAACATGTCCTGACTCCAATGCCATGTCCAACAAACCAGACCAACGACTAATACCACCATCGTGATACACAGTAACAGGGATTTTAGATTTTTCTCGAACATAGCGAGATTTCTCCACATTAATGACAAAGTTGTAACCGACTACCTCAGTTCCTTCTTTCTCTTGTTGACGACCGATAATGAAAATATTATCAGCCGAATAGTATGAACCAGTACCACCACCAACGATTGCTTTAGGAAACATACCAATTTCCATGTAGGTATGATTAACAACAACCAAAGGAATATCTTTAAGATTCAAGTGAGGTGTAATCATACGGAACAAACTCTTCATTTGTTTCGCACGAGTCATGTCGCCGACAGACTTACCTTCTAACGCATCATCTACTTCTTTCTTAGAAGCAAGGTTACCAATTGAATCAATAACAACGATAAGATGATCGCCACGCTCAACACCTTGCAACTGTTGCATAATGTCAAACTTTAATTGTTCAACATCGGTTAGTGGTGTGTGAATAACACGATCGGTGTCGATACCGAAACTATCAAAATAGGACTGAGGAGTACCAAACTCAGAATCATAAAACAGTAGAACAGCGTCTTCATATTTGTCCAAATAAGAT